TCAAAAAACACGTTGACACCTGATGGATTCTTTGTTATACTATCTAAGCAAATCCAAACAATCTAACCTATCCGAGGTATCTAAATGTCTTTCGCAGACCTTAAAAAGCAATCAAAACTGGGTTCCCTGACTCAAAAACTTGTCAAGGAAGTCGAAAAAATGAATAACAATGGCGGCAGTTCTTCTGATGACCGTCTCTGGAAACTGGAATGTGATAAGAGCGGCAATGGTTATGCCGTTATCCGTTTCCTCCCCGCTCCTAACGGCGAAGATCTGCCGTTTGTGAAACTGTACTCTCACGCCTTTCAAGGTCCAGGTGGTTGGTACATTGAAAACTCTCTGACTAGTTTGGGTCAGAAAGATCCTGTATCTGAGTATAACTCAATGCTGTGGAACAACGGCACTGATGCAGGTAAAGATGCTGCACGTAAGCAGAAGCGTAAACTTACTTACATCAGCAACATTTATGTTGTAAAGGATCCTGCCAATCCTTCCAATGAAGGTAAGGTGATGTTGTACAAGTATGGCAAGAAGATCTTTGACAAACTCACTGCTGCTATGCAACCCGAGTTTGAAGATGAGGAAGCAATCGATCCGTTCGACTTCTGGCAAGGTGCTAACTTCAAACTGAAGGCAAAGAACGTTGCTGGTTATCGTAACTATGATTCTTCTGAGTTTGCCGCACAAGGCGCACTCTTGGACGATGATGACGCAATGGAAGCAATCTGGAAGAAAGAGAACTCTCTCGCTGAGTTCACTGCTGCCGATCAGTTTAAGGACTATGACGCACTGAAGAAGCGTCTTGATTATGTTCTGGGTAACAAGGGCACCCCTCGTTTCCAAGATCAGGAAACTGTTGAGGCGGAGGAAGATTTCCGATCTTCTAGTCGTGGTGTTGCTCCTGCAGTAACTTCTACTCCTGGTGACTTTAATGCAGAGGACATCGTGAGTTCTAGTTCTTCTAGTGGTGAAGAAGATGACGCAATGGCATACTTTGCTAAACTTGCTGAGGAGTAAAGTCTGATTACCATAGTGAATCCGCAGAGTTACTTCTGCGGTTTCATTCTAGATCTTTTATGGACCGATCAATCTGGTATTATCTGTAACTGATAATCTCGAATTAATTGTATGACTACTATCTTCATAGTGCATAATATTTCTCATATCATCCAAGAATATTTGTAGATATGATGGTTTCATTAATTGAATCTTTCTTTTCCTTTCATTCTCTATAGTTTCATATTCATAGTTACTAACACCAGTTACTGGACTAATATCTGCACTAACTGCTTTATAATCAATATTTGTTGATTCTGGTCTTACACCAACATAAAAGTTTCCATTAGTAGAAGCATCATAAGGAGTTGGAATAGTAAAAGTTTGATCTACAATTTGTCCTGCTGGTAAAATTAATCGACCAATTTTATCTCTAACCTCAATGGTTTCATAGTGGTGAACATTATTCATCTCTGTGAGACCATATTTATTTTCAACATACCTATAGAGATCATAGTTAGAAAGTGGCCATTCATCTTTGATATTAGTAATACCTGCAGTCAGGATTACAACCCAATCCAGGTCTGCTTTACCATAAAAGATCTCTGCGACATTATCTGGTCGCTGTATATCTAAGATTGTATACTTATCAAAAAAAGCAACTTTATCCGTAATATAGTCTTGAAGTTTGACTCTACGGAATAAGTTTTTAATTAGTACATAGTCTCTAGAAGAAACTTTGTCTAAAAGAGTTGATTGATATAAAAGATTTGGTAGTTCTCTGAAATAAGACATTAGTAACCTACACCTCCTGCTAAGTATCCATCCTCTTGATCTTCATAATCCTCTGCATAGATTGGATTGATTTCTTTGAATTCACATAAAACTTGAATATGAACTGGTGTACCATCTGGATAAGTTGCATATGTTCCAGATGCTGTATAGTTAACACTCAGTTGTGCTAAAGAACATATTTTAAATCGATTCAAGAATGGATGTTCTCTTTGTCCAGTCACATATTCCAATTGAAATACTTTAGGTGAACCAATGAACAGTGCGGGATTGCTTCCTTTTTTTGGTACCATTGATGATTTTAGACATCTAATAATTGCCATTACTTCTTTTGCTTCAACTTGATCTCTTGGTGTAAAATCAAATGTAAACGGAAATGATCTAAGAGTTACGCCACTAAACAAGAGTTCAAGATTTGATTGTAGTATTTGTCCAGTTGCCCTAGAAATTATCGAGTTAGGACTTACGTTAGCGCCTAAACTATTGAGTGCTTTCCCAGCAAGACCTGATTGTATTGTCTTTACAGTATTTTGGTCTAGTCCTTCAAAATTTCCTTTGGTTAGTTTACTTATAAGAGTACCAACATTTCCAGGATCGTTTAAAATTTCGGCAGTTACTTGAGTTCCAACAGCTTGTAGTGGATTTAATGAATCTTCAGAATAAGATACTGCTAATGCATCACTAATTTGTTGTGGAATTGGTAGATATATGTATTTTGTATTTTTTTTCTTTACCTTATCTGGATTATTTTGAAAAAAGTCAGAAGCTGCTTTAACTCCTAATTTTTTAAGATTTACGCTATCAATAGTAGTAACTTTTTTATCACCAGTACCAGTTGTTGTTTTTTCTATAAGACCATCAAGATTAAAAAGATTAGAAGCACCAGTATCACTGGTTCTAAATTGATCAAATATTGATATGTATAAAGCATCTGTGGTATTTGATAACGCTTCTCTTGGATATCGGTAAACTTCTGGTCCAGTATTTGTATTGTTAGGATTATTTTTGGTATCACCACCACCTTTCTCTGTAGAATTGGCAGCATCCTGTGCTTTCTTTGCTGAAAGTTTCACCCTACCATCAAATCTGGGATCATAACCTCCCCTTGCATTAACATCTCTATTTCTAATATCTGCCATTTAAATGGTTTTTATTTATTTAGCCGCCAACTTTGAAATCTCTGATAGGTAGCATCATAACGTCTCTAAGTTCTGATGGATAAATTTCATAAATGCCATCAGATATAACTTCACTTGCAAGATAATTTCTTATTGATTGACCTTTTCCTAACCAATGAAAGTTCTGACCTATCCAACCTCTATCCGATACGTTTCTTATCTGTACCACAGGGTTCCTATCATATCTGATACCTGGAGTGATTGCAACATATTTGTAGACGTATAACTTTCCTGGAACTGGCGCATCCGCTTTTTCAAGGACTTCAAGTAGTTGATTCATAACGATATCTGGGTCTCTGACACCTATTACTTTATTTGTTACAGTGCGAATCCTATTACGATTTTCATCAGTGTCTGTGGGTCTCTGAGATGCCTCTGCCGCTGCTCTTGCTGCCCTTTGTTCAGCAAGTTTCCTTCGTTGTGACTGTAAGAGTGTTTCCCTCTTTTTGATTGCCATTACTTGATACCAAGTTCTTTTTCTGTCATAACTTTGAAGTCCCACATTCTATCTTTGCAGTATTCTTGTGCTGCTTCCCACTTTGCTTGATTTTTGACATATTCAAATGCCTCATTCAAGTATTTTTTTGTCTGTCTCTTAGGTTTAGGTGGAGGCGAACATTGCCTTAAAGGTTTTACTTCAATAAGAGATGATCTAACTCTACCATTGACATCTTTATACTTGATAAAGAAGTCTGGAAAATATCTATGAACTCGATTATCAATAGGAGATCGGTATGGAATACAAAATTCTTCTGACTGCCACTCTATTATGTTTTCGTTTGTGTCACAGTAGCGAGCAAATTTTCTTTCCCAAGATGAGCGGCAAATAATATTAGTTGGATCGCCCTTATACTTATTAGGGTATTGGGGTTTATATTTACTTTTATTATAGTTTCTAGCCACGCTTCCACCCCCTAACAGTATTTCTTTTTCCATTCAGCAGTTCACTTACGTGCCCTGACGATAAGTTATTCTCTTTGCAGAAATGACTTAGACAAGAGAACTTTACAATTTCACCCGTAGGTGATATTACATTTCCACTTTTACGCAAACTTGGTTTTCCAGTCTCACGCATCTTTTTCTTTGCTTCTTCAGTATGTGGTCTGTTATGAAGCATCCCATAACCTTTCACTTCCTCATCTTTAGAAGTATCAATCCAAACTTTTCCAATGGACGGAAGTCCAAGAAATTTAGATACTTTATCTGTATCCCAAAAACCCTTATATGACATCTAAATAACTAAACAATCACCTATAATGTATTTAGAGTGCCTAGACCATTACCGAAGAAAATATCTCAAATAAAACCAGTCATAGGGAATGTTGCACTAACTTCACATTATATGGTGCAGTTTGGTGGTCTTGCTGGCACTTTAAGGAAATACCTAGGTCAGAGGGGTATTGATAGTAGGTATATTACCGAAACAATTGGACTTTTATGTAGTAGAGCAATCCTACCTGGTAGTGGATTTGCTACAGCAGATGTTGTGGGAAA